ACCCAAGTTTTTCCATTTGAAGCAAATTATCAAAGTTATGTTAATTTATTGTTGGCTCCAACTGAAGCTCAGTTTTCATTTTTAACAGGGTCATATAATGTTGCATCTAAAACTTTGACAACATCAACAGTTTCTAATCCATCAATTTTCATCATTAATTTTGGTGCAAATTTATATAAAAATCAAGTTGATCCAGGACAATTACAGTTTGCTCTAAGTGGCGCAAATGGAATATATACGTTTATAGATGATTCTTCCGTTGTAAATAAAGCTTCAAATGTATATAATATTATTCAAGGGTATATATCAGGAGGGATATCTTATCCCTATACAGTTGATGGAGCTGTGCCTTATCAATCATTGGGATTGTTTTATCCAAAAAATGGTGTTGTAATACTAAATGCCACTGCCATTTCTAATTTAATTGGCAATATGTCAAGCGGAGTTTATTCGGATGGAACAAGTAATTTGACTTATTATGCTCCTCCTAATCAAGCTCAAAATAGCGGCACTTCAACGGCATTTGCATTATTTCAAAGTTGTTTATATAATTCAATTATAAATGCAACGGGTGAGTCGATGAATGTAAGAAAATCGGAACTTATACCTACAACTCAATATTATGTAAGAGTTCAAAATGGCAATTTTAATTATACAAACAATCCAACATTTATATCGGATGGAACTGATGGATTAACTAGGGGAACCATTAAAATCCCACAATTGAGAACCAATCCAATTACTTATGTGACAACCGTTGGTTTATATGATTCTAATAACGAATTGGTTGCAGTGGCTAAATTAAGTAATCCAGCTCCAAAGAGTTTTGACAGTGAGTACTTAATAAAAGTCGCACTCGCATATTGATGAAAATTATTGTCTTGGAAATTTAAATATAAAAATCATTAAAAAGATGAATTAGGACAATTGGATTGCGGAAAATGATATAAAAAGGATATAAGTGCTGTTATTAGAACATTATCAACATATATTAATTAAAATCCAATACATTTGTATATTTATATTTAATGATTAAGAGTTTAAACAAAAGCGATATTTTAGTTACTCCGTTCGAAGCTCAGAAAAATTGGGATAATAATAATTTAGACCCATCTGATTTGATACTTTGGACATCTAAATCATTTGATTCTAATGGAGAACCCATTTTATTGACTGGGGGTATTTCTCATATTTATATAGATTATGGAGATAATACTTTTGATCCCCTTAGTGGATTACCATATCCCATAACAAATAGTTATTGTGACTTGGCTTCTCAACAACAATCTGCTGGATATGTTGATTATCAAAAAGGTGTATATAATCCCTCTATAATTTATCCAACTGCAAGTTTTTACACAGCTTCATCAGAATTTTATAATCCAAATACAAATCCATTAAATATAGATGGCACATATATGAATCTCATATATGATGCAAATAAACATTTATTTTACAATAATTACAATAATTTTACAAAAACTTTTGGGATGGAAAGTGCTGATTTATCTATTACTAATAGAATATTGACAAATACAATGGATGTATTCACAATTCCACAACAAAAATTTGGTCAAAAGATAGTTCCGCATAGTGTAAATATCATTGACAAAAGTTTTGATAAAACTTATCATGTAATTGATGACGGCAATTGCAATTTAGTTTTTTCAGGTAGTGTATTTTCAACATATCAAATTGATAATTTATTGAATAGTTCACAACAAAATATTAATTTAAACATATATTCAACAAATTGTACTGGAAGTGTAGATTCCGTTTATACATCTTTAATTACTTCATCATTTGGAGCATCAAATATGTTCTATGTAAAATCAACTGATATTACAGCTTCAATATCTGGTGGAGTGGCTCCTTATAATTATTATTGGTATATAGGTGGTGATTATAGAACATTATGGAATGTTGTTGGTCAAGGATCAAAAATTTATTTAAATTATAATAATGGACGAGCTGGCACCGATGTTTATTATGCCAATACATACGTTGTGTGTCAAGTCATTGACGCGAATAATACTGACGTATTTTCAAATGGTATATATTTAAATTATTGTATTTTTCCTCCGCCGCCGGCTCCACCAATAATACCACCAACACCAACGACTCCTCCCATAAATCCGCCATTTACACCGGCGGATGCTCCCGATACAAATATTTTATTACATTTATCAAATACTGGTCAAGTGACTTCATCACAAAATGGATTTATTGTAGATTCAAATTATAGATTACAATCTTGGACTCCTGATTCCAGAATAGCTTCTAGTATACTTGGTTTGCCAACGGATGTGACTCCTTTTTCAAGTAGTTTTATTGGCAAACGATCCTCGTTATGGGTTAAGCCATCTAATGTGGCAAATTGGATAACCGCAATGAGTTCAGCTAAATCTGGTTATGGACAACAGTATGCTGGAAATTTTTCGTATAGAATATATTTTGATTTAGTTACTCCAAATAATATTCCAATTCCAAATCCATCAACATTTTCTTTGAGTGGTAGTTGGTGCATTGATAATACTGGTAGTATATCTTTAAATGGAGTTGATACCAATATAAATTTAACGGATAAGGTCACAGCTTTCAATTTCGGACAAAAACATCAATTTAATATAACTGGGGGATTTGTCAGTGGTAGAAATTACTTAGATTTTGATATTTATAATTATTGGGGAGAAACGCCTTTTTTAGCTGGTGATGATCCTTTTGGTTTATATGTAGAATATGATGCTAACAATTTATTAATGTTAAATATATAAAAGGTTGGAATATAAATTAAATGAACATACTAAACACATTAATAATAGGCAACTATGATGATTTGAGGGGAGATAGTGCAATATATCTTCTTGAGAGAGCACCATCTGGATCCACTAATATATACTTTTCTGGAACCACTGGTAGTTTAACGTCAGCATCTATATTTAGTTCTGCCCCTATTATAACACATCCTGATGGTGATTTTACCTCTAGTATTAATCCATTAAATTGGAATGATACTCCTGCTAATTTAATATACAGCGGTTCACAAAATGGTTTTGATTTAATTATATATCACCAACAAGATTATGGAGATTGGCAAAATCAAAATATAATTAACGCAACATTATCTGCATCAAATGTTGGCATTCCTGTATTTACACAGCATTATAATGACACAAGTGCATCTTATACCAAAACCGCAAGTTTTTATGGATTTCCTCCTACTATTAACGTTGGCTGGGGGAATTATATATCTGGAAATAGTGGTTCATATGGAAATGAACTTGAATTTTATGATACCATAAATGATGGACAAATATTGACTTCTTCAATTTTATTATATGGTGATAATGCTGGATTAATTCAAACCGAAAATATGATTTATATTGATAATAACGATGTTAATATAAATGAATTGAATTCGGTAGCATCTATTACTTCCAAATATATAAAATTGATTAATGTATTAAGTGCCAGTTATGCAATTGATCCAAATGACAATACTCAATTATATATAAATTATAATTTAAATAGACCTCGTTTTTATTATGATATTAAACAATATTTTAGACAAATTTCTCAAAATTATAAAACTGGCTCAATATCTGGTTGGTCACCCGAACAAAGCTATGGATTAGTTCAAATACAAAATTCCATAGGTTCAGATTTATCAATGCCGAATTATACCTCCGGTATTAATACTTTAAATTTACAAGCTGGCACGCCGTTTTTAATAAATGTTGTTTCAAGTAGTGTTAATGGTCCATATACATTTAGTTGGAAGAATTTTAGACAATCTCAGTATAAATCAACTACCATAAAAATTAATAATAGACCCATTTACACAGGTACAGCTGAGTCATTTAGTTGGGTATCAGATTTAAAAACTTCAAATGCTATAGTTACTTTTCATACAAATCTTAGAACTGGAGTTCAGTCTGTGCCTGAGTCTAATTCTATAGTTAATTTAGGAGCTACTACAAATCAAACAATTCAATTTTTGAAATTGAATTATGGATATAGTTGTGCAAATAACGGCACATATATTGCTATCGGAGACGTTAATTTAGATGCGAATGTAGCTTTAAATGGTGCGGTAGATATATTGGAATATTCAACAACTACAAACAAATACGAAAATAAATTTGTAGTCAAGAAAATTGTAAATCCAGCTGATTACACTTTAATTTTAGCAACAGAAGATAATTCTTTAGATGAAAATGATAATCTAATAAGTGATGTGTTTATCACAACAGAATTATCTTCGTCATATGATATTACAGGGTCTGTTTTGTTGGGAACTGAACAAGTCGGTGATACAACTCCCCACCAAGAAATACAAACTGAAAATAATTTTGGTTTATATGTTACAAACAATACCATTCCATTTGATGATGACCCTTTAAATTTAGAAGTGGATTCAATTTTTAATTTAATTGATTCTTATAGTGATAAATTTGGAGCATCGTTAGCATTACAAAATAATTTATTGGCTGTGGGATGTCCTTATTTCAATATAAATTTTGTAAACGGTCAAAGTTTTTCTGGCGCAAGTGTAGATATTTTTGATTTAAATAATAGACCATCTAATGGAGAACCTTGGTATCCAATATTTTCAATTACTTCCGATGACATTGGGTTTGGAGAGAGTGTTACAATGTGTGAGAATTTCTTGGCTGTGGGATCAAGTGTTTCATATAATAACGCGGGTTCGGTATATATTTATTTTAGAAATAACAGTGACGATAATTGGGTTCTAATTCAAACTATCAATGGTCCCACGGAAAATTGTTTTTTTGGAGGAAGTGTTAAATTTGATTCAAGTGGAACTCGTAGATTAATAGTGGGAAATTCAAATAAATATGACAATAATAAAAATGTATATATCTACGAGTATGTCAATCAATCTTGGAGTCTCAGTCAAATATTAAAATCAAATGATACGATTCCACAAACATTAGCATATTTGGATAATATTTCACCAATAATACAAAATAATCCTGCCGATGGATTTGGCAATTCAGTATCAATTAATGGTGCTAATATAATAGTTGGTGCACCACAAGATACTATATACCAAGAATTCCTCGGTGGTCCAATAAAATATAGAGGTGCCGTTTATTTTTATCAAACTTGTTCTGCAAATCCAAATCAATGGAATTTTATTCAGAAAACATGGGGTGACAATGAGACCTTGGTTAATAATAAATTTGGATTTAGTGTAGATATATACAATGATACCGCTATTGCATCTGTTCCAAAAATATCACAACCTTTTACGGCAAATTATATAGTAAATACATTAAATAAAAGATTTGATTGTAATCCAAACAGTTCATATTACGATATTCTTGGACAAACTGTCATATTTAATTATAATACATCATCAATCAATTGGGATATAAAATACACACAAGAAAAAACTAAAGATTATGGATATCCATATTTGAATTATGGATATTGCAATGCTTTATATGAAGGCACATTTGTTGTAGGAGCTCCTTGTTTTATTAGCGATACTATAAATTTGGTCAATAATTTCCCAGAAGTAGTTCAGGGATATGCATATATTTATAATATCAATAATTTAATTTCAAATTATCCCGTGGGTAATGTTTTTTATAGAGATGGAAAAATTATATTGTCAAATAGCGGTTCAATTTTCAGTCGATTGATGAAAGATAAACTTGATAATAGATATCCAAAATATGATTTGCAATACAAAGGAAAAGTAACGTTGTATGAAAAACAAGTTCTTTGTACTATAAATCAGGGAGAATTTAATTATAGTACCAATCCAACATCAATGATAAATAATTCATTTTTTACATTTAAAGATTTAGATTTAATGCTTAAATATATCAATCAAAAAGTTTATAATGGTGATGTACAATGGTGGAATTATATTGGATTCACTGACGTTGAACAAGCTTTATTTGATTTAAATACTACTGATTACGATTATAACAATTCAAGTATAACACCTTATATGTCACAATTATCCTCTTCATATATGAATTGGGATGTTGATGGTAATGACAAAATTAATTTAAATGATATGACATTGGCTTGGAAATATTATGCTAATACATTAACACAAGATGATGTATTTAAACATGTCACACCAAAATCAGCAAGAAAAACTTTATCTGAAATCAAGAATTATATAAAAAATAATGTCATGATTAATAGATATGGACAAATAAATCCTCAATTTTTTGGATATGATTACAGTAGTTCGATTGATAAAACGGGTTCATATTTAGCTCCTTATATTACATCAATTGGATTGTATAATGGAGCTGATTTAGTTGGAACTGCTAAATTGGCTCATCCAATTAAAAATAGTGGTGAATTTCCATTAAATATTTTGATTAAATGGGACATATGATTATATTTATTATATAATAGGAATACAAATATATGGCAAACGATAACACAATTGATAGACAATCTTTAAATACATCATTGGAACAAAGATACTCAACCAGTAAAGTTGGTGGAGCTTATGATGCTAAAAAAGCAGGTACATCTACTGAAGATTCCGTTCAGGCTGCTATTTATGATAATACTGGTAAATTTGTAGTTAAACAAGCACAAGGACAATCAAATTTTAAAGGTACTACCAGTAATTCATATAAAGAAATTTCAAAATATTCTTCAAATCTAGATACCAAAAAATATAGATAATAATACTATATTATGGCAAATTCAGATGAAACAGTTGATAGACAGTCATTAGTCACCAGTCTAGCTGATAGATATAAAAATCAAAATATTGGTGGAGCTTATAATGCTAATAAAGCTGGTACATCTACATATCAAAATGATGATGCGGTATCTTCAAAATCCACAACATTTGATAATAACCCTGAATTTGTTGTAAAACAACAATTGGGAATCTCAAATTTTAAAGGAACGGAAGGGTTAAATTATAAAGAAATATCCGATTTATCACAAGGAGTAAAAACATCTACATATGGAGATTCTCAATTAGCAAGAACATACGATAAAACCTCCGATTTCGTTAAAGGTCTTGAAAATGAAACAATGCAAGGTTCTAATTTTAAAGGCATATCCTCAATAGGAGGCAAGTATAAAGAAGTTTCTAAATATGGACAAAAAGTAGGAACTTCTACATATGCACCAGATACAAAGGATTTAAGTTATAATGCGACAAAATTTGATAAAACTCCAAAATTTTTTATAAAACAACCACTCAAAGTTACAAATTTTAAAGGTATTGATGGTAATAAAAGTTTAAAATACAATGAACTTTCAAGTTTATCCCAAGGGTTTAACAATAACAAGTATAAACCTTAACTTTTTCTTATTCTAACTCGTCCTCCTACATATTCATTATAATAAGTTGCATCGTATAAGGCATTTGCTAATATAATTTGTTTCATTTCTTCATAACTTAAATCGGATTTACTTTTACACCAAGATAATATTTCAAATGAAAATTTATCTTTACCAATTTTTATAATATCTTCATTCAGTTGATTACAACTGCCAGTGTAAGATTTCCAATCGCTTTCCTTAGTACCTCTTCTTTTATTAGTTCTACCTTTTAATGGTTTTTTAGTAGTTTTGAATTTTAATAATTTTTTACCAATATATTTTTTATTATTGACATTATTAATTATTTTATAAATAAAGCCTATTACATCTTCTGGGATATCTCCTTCACATTTCCAATGTCCATAATCAATTTGCATATTCTTATATATATTATGTTTTAAATATAATAAATTGAGTTTTATTTATTATATGATATGATTAGAGTGAATGAGTTTACAACAAGACATAACATTATCAATGTTGAACAGATTATTACGTCAGACTCCTAGAATAAGAAAAGGTACTGACGCTGTATATTTCTGTCCAAAATGTCATCATTATAAACGCAAACTTGAAATATCTTTAGTTACTGGCAAATATAATTGTTGGGTATGTGGGTTTTCTGGATTAAATTTTGGGTCATTATTAAAGAAATTAAATGCACCGAGGGAATATTATGAATCAATTGGAGAAATTAAGAAAATAGCTCCTAAACACATATTAGAGAATTTATTTGAGGAACCTAAAGAAATTGAAGAAATTCACAATTTACCAGAAGAGTTCCAACCTTTATACGATTCAAATTCAAAAAGTATACAAAGAAAACATGCTTTAAATTATTTAAAAAATAGAGGTGTTTCCGATATAGATTTATATAGATATAATATAGGATATTGTGAAACAGGTGATTATAAAAATAGAGTGGTAATTCCATCGTATGATATTAATGGCAATCTAAATTTTTACAGTTGTCGAGATTTTTATGAATCCTCATGGTTAAAATATGTTAATTGTAAATTTAGTAAAGATATTGTGGGATTTGAAATGTTAACAAATTTCAATGAAGAAATTACATTAGTAGAAGGAGCATTTGATGCATTAGCCGTTAGAAAAAATGTTATACCATTATTTGGTAAAACATTGTCCAATATACTTAAATTAAAATTATTGATATTTAGACCACCTGTGGTAAATGTTTTATTAGATAATGACGCATTGAAAGATGCTATTAAAATATGTGAATTCTTTATAAAGAATGATATAAATACCAGATTGATATCCTTAAATGAAAAAGATGCCTCCGTCTTAGGATTTGAAAAAACTTGGCAATATATAAACAATGCAAAATTATTGAGTTTTGAAGAGTTGTTTAAGTTAAAAATAAATTTATGATTAGATTACAAAATACAATTAAGAACTTTACGAACGTATTACATATTGGTGATATCCATATAAGATTGATGCAACGACATCAAGAATATTTAGAAGCTTTTAAAAAATTATATAAAGCTATAGATAGGACTCCCGAAACTACTTTAATTATAGTTGCTGGGGATTTGTTTCATAATAAATCAGATTTAAGTCCAGAATCTATTCAATTGGCTGGAGATTTCTTAAAAAATTTAGCAGATAGACGACCTACTATATTAATTGCTGGTAATCATGATGCTACATTAGCTAATAAAAACAGATTAGATAGTCTCAGTCCAATTGTTCAAGCATTAAATCATAATAACCTATATTATTTAAAAGATACCGACATTTATATCATTGGAGATGTATTATTCAACAACTATTCTGTATTTGATGAACCTGATAAATATATTAAATATAAAGATATTCCAAGTATCTATAAAAATGAGGTTAATTATAGTATAGCATTATTCCACGGTCCTGTAAACAACGCTATTACCGATATTGGATATATTGTTAGTAATAAAACTATTACTACTAGTATTTTTGATGGACATCAAATGGTAATGTTGGGTGACATACACAAACCACAAAATTTGACATTCGAAAGAGTTGTGTCCGAGGATGAAATTGATACTATAAATTTAAATGAATGGGAAATAATAGAGGAATTCACAAAATAACTGTGTTTTTGTTGAATTAGACACTATTTTGAAGAAATATTGAAAAAATTATTATGAAATATTATAAAATAAAAAAGAAAAATTTTCCGATTATTCGGTATGTAGGAAGCCTAATCCAACAAGATCATGGCGAAGCTCTAAATGGTCATGGATTCACATATTGGGACTTAAAAACCAAGAAATTCGTTCATGTAGAAATTCCAAACGATTATGGTTTTTATACTATCGAAGTCAATAAAGGTATTCTAAAGAGTGATATTTCAGATATTCCCAAAAAAGCTAAATTACGAATTAAGTGTATTGAAAGTATACCATCTGAAATTAAATCGGTATTAACTGAAGTGAGAAAGGTGTCGGATGTAACAGATGTAAGTTATATAAAAATAGAAGAAAATACTGACATTAAGAATATAATTGATGCAACTGAAGTGAGTTTACAAGATGTTACGGATGTAGATTATCAAAATAATTTAATAAAAGATTACATCAAAGATAAAAAACTAAGTGTGGATGACAATTTATTGGGGTGTATTTTTGATTTAAATAAAGAATTGAATGAAGAATTAAAAAAAGAACACTCCGTTAGAAATATACAATGGAAACCTAAAATATTTGAGTTTGATAATATGTTTAGTTATGGGGAAGGCAATATTATTGACTTTTCTAAAATGTCTGGCATCATGGGATTGTTTGCTAATAATGCTAGTGGTAAAAGCAGTATATTATCCGCATTGAGTTTTTGTTTATTTGATAAATGTGACAGAGCTTTTAAAGCCTCTCATGTTTTAAATACTCAAAAAATGAGTTTTAGATGCAAATTTAATTTTGAATTAAATGGAATAAACTATTTCATTGAAAGAAAAGGATTGTCCGATAAAAAAGGAAATGTTAAAGTTGATGTTAAATTTTGGAAAGTAGAGGATGATAAAGAAATTGAATTGAATGGCGAAGCAAGACGAAGTACCAATGACATTATTAGAGATTATATTGGTGAGTATGGTGATTTTATTCTAACCGTATTGTCTATTCAAAATGGCAAAGATGGTAGTTTTATTGACATGGGTCAAACCGAAAGAAAGGATTTATTAGCTCAATTCATGGGATTGACTATATTTGACGGACTTTATAATTTGGCTTCTAAAAAGTATAATGAAGTATCTGTGTTATTAAAAAATCTCAATAATGGGGATTATACCATAAAGTTAAATCAAGTGACCAATGAAATTACAAAAATTGAAAATGACATTAAAATTCAAAATGAAACTTTAGATAATACAATGTCAGATAAAGAAGAAAAAAATCAAAAATTGATTGAATTAACCAAACAATTAATTAATATAGATTCCAAAGTATCTGATATCACATCATTGGAAACACAAAAAATTAAGTGTGATTCCGAAATATCTAAATTGGAAAACGATGATATCGCTTATAAAAACGAAATCAAAGACATAGAAACTAAATTGACCAATTTGGATAATGATATAAAAATATTAACAGATAAAGAGTTATCTATTAATTTGGAAAAATACAATTCTACCAAGAAGAACTATGATATATTAGAAAGAGACATTGAAAAAAGAAAAATTCTAATCAAAGGTAAATTAGATAAACTTTCTAAATTAGAAGAACATAAGTATGACCCAAATTGTGACTTTTGTATTAATAACGTATTTGTTAAAGATGCAATAAAAACCAAGGAAGACTTGGAAAAAGATAAAAATGAAGTTATTCCATTAATGGATACTTTTAGAAATTATAAAAATGAGTTATCTTCTTTATCATGGGTATTGGAAGATGATAAGAAATTAAAATCATTAAATAACGAAAAATCTCAATCTACAGAAACTCATTCAAAATTAAACAATACTATATTGAAGAATGAAAATAGTATAAATCAATATAAAAATAAATTGAGTATATTGGTAAAAGATATTGATGATTTTTATAAACAGAAAGATAATATTGAAAATAATATCAAGATTAATCGAGATATTGCGGATATCAAGACTGTAATTAAAACTTTGGATTCTAATTATAAATCAATGAATAATCTTATAATTAAAGCCAATGGTAATCTACAAACTAAAATCAGTGAGAAGAATAATATAGAAGAACGAATCAAAAACATTAAAGACCTTGATATTAAAAATAATTGTTATAAAAATTATATTCAGATTATAAACCGTGATGGTATTCCTTATGAATTAATAACACAAGCCCTTCCATCTATAGAAAAGGAAGTAAATGATATATTACACCAAATAGTTGAATTTACGGTGTCGTTAAAGACTGACGGTAAAAATGTAAGTACTTATATCGTATACAATGATAAGAAATGGCCTCTAGAGATGGGTAGTGGACTAGAGAAATTCATCAGTTCACTGGCAATAAGAGTAGCTTTAATTAATATATCAAATCTACCCAGACCTTCCTTTATGGCTATAGATGAGGGATTTGGTTGTGCGGATAAAGACAATTTGACTTCAATGACTAATTTATTCAGTTATCTCAAGACCAGATTTGATTTTATATGGATTATAAGTCATTTAGATGAAATGAGAGATATGGTGGATAAACATATAGAAATAAAAAAGGAAAATGGGTTCTCTAAGATAGTATTTAACTAATGTTTAACTATTTATATGATACAATGTCATATTTAATCGGAAAATCTTTAGGGTTAGAGTCAATGGTTGTTAATATAGAGGATACGTCGTATTTATCCACATATTTCAATATTACTGAATTTAATCCTGTTTTTGGGGCCGGCAAGAATTTATTAATAATTAATGCCACTTCATTATTATCTCCTAGTCCAAATATACAAATAGAAGCTAGGGATGGTAATAATAACTATTTATACATTGAATCGGCTCAATTAGTTGATAAAGTATCCAATAAACAACAATATTATTATAGTTTATATGTATACGATAATCTTGTAGGTGGAACGGGTAAAATAACCATAGTTGGTACAACCAAAGATAATAAAAAAGTAAGATGGTCATCTAACATAGCCATTTCTCCCACTTCAGAAAATAGATCCAAAATTGTATTTTTTAATAAACCTCAATTAAATGTTATACCTGTCATATCAAATGTATTAAGTTCATCAGTAGAAATTAACCCAAAAAGTATTCAGGGGTCATTTTCATCCACAGCTGTGACTCCACCTGTGAATTTTGATATCACAAACAATTATAATCCAAATAATGTTGATTATAGAATTATAGATAATACAAATCAGTTTGATGTAGGTATGGAGAGTTTCCCTATAACTTTATATATAAATCAAATTAAAGCATTTAATTCATCTATAACACAAAATGTATCGGAGACTGCTAGTATTTTAGTAAAAAGAGTATTAAATCAAAATTCATTACTGTTAGCTGAACCTTACATATATCAAAACAATAAAATATCAGAAATCGTTAATGGTACATATATTTGCAAATTTAATAACATTCAATATAAAAATGAATATTGGGATTCATCTAGTTATTCGACGCAATTTACAGATTTAAATGGAACAACTACTAGATTAGTAAAAAATTCTTATGCTTTGGTGGGGTACACCAATTTAAATACATTTTCAGGACTAATACAAAAACACAAAATATATAAAAAGAATTTATCTACGGCTGGAGATTTTGGATTAGTTACAGATGAAATATTTTCTAATTACGAATTATTAAAAGATGTAACTACTCCAAATAAAAGTTTTGAAAAACTTGGGTCATTTTTTACACAATTTCACATAAACAATTTTTGGTTCACCAGTTCCAATAATTTTAATTTATATCATGATGATGGTACATTTCTAAATGGAATGAATATATCTGGTAGTAATGTAGGTTCTGGATATATAATCACAAAACCCAATACATCATATACAAATAGAGATTCGGGATATATACCATTTGAAATTACTCAAAGTAATGATTTTTCTGGTAGTAGTTATGATTCAAATTTTTTACATTTTTATCCAAATAGTAGATATACCCTCGAATTAAACGCAGCATTTTTAAATAAAAATATATCAGATACTTCCACTTTAAATTTTTATATCACGAGTAGTTCACCAAATATTCAGAGAGAAACTGGGTACGATGTTAATAAAGGAATATTAATCGGAACATTGTCATTATCCGATTTAACTACGACTAAAGTATATGATTCGATTCAATCATTTGATTTCAATTTTTTGAACGAAACGTATGGAACATTAGTAATATATGGTAATAATTTTACTTCGGCAATATTATCCAACATTTCTATAAAACCAACAAATGTATTTGGATTCTCAAATGATACATATTTCACCAAAGTACCATTTGATGTTAATAAACCCAATGATATTTTTGATATAAAATCCGAACTTTATGATAAAGATGGTAATCTAGCTTATAATAATTTAAATACCGTTCAGTATTTTGACCCTAACGGATTAACAACCCCAATAACATTAGTTATCGGCACCACAATTACAGCCCAAATTTTAAGCGGTTCAACATTAATAGTAGATAATGCGTATATTACTAATAAAATAAGTGGGTCGATAATTTCCAGTGATAGTGCAAGTTATTTAATTTATAGTCCTAATAATGGCACATCTTCGTATGCTATAAGTTCTAGTCGAGCTATTACGGCAAGTTATGCGTTGACAAGCCAAGGAACCGTTATTAACGCAATCACAGCAAGTTATTTAAATTACACTGGTGGTAATACTGGAACGGCTAGTTATGCTATTACCGCTAGTTATTCAATGAATGGTGGTGGAGCGAGTAGTCAGTGGACAAATATTAGTGGTGGAGGAATTTATTATAATGGTGGTAATATTGGTATAGGTACATCAACTCCCGATAGTAAACTACAAGTTATTGGAAATATAAGTTGTAGTGTAATTACTGCATCTCTCGTTAATTTAAAAAATGCTGTATTGTTTGATTATAATAAGTCTACGGCAAATACAGTGACAAATACTGTAATTGAAAATTTAACACAGTCGTATAATTCAGCATTTTTTGATTATGTTGTAATAAATGATGTTAATTTAAGAGCCGGCACAATATTATGTGCATTTACAGGAAGCAATATAACTTATACCGAATATTCCACTACCGATATTGGAGTTACAAGTGATATAACAATGTCCGTAGATTTAAATAATTCTAATATAAGACTGTTATCTACTATACCATTTGGTCAAACTTGGGATATTAAAGCTTTTGGTAGATATTTATAAAAAACTTCATAAATATTAACATCTTGGATTTTTCGTTTATATTTATATTTAGATTTTTATATAACCAACAACTATAATATCAACAAATATAAGGAAAATATATGCCAATAACTGAAGGTGGAAGATTTAGTCCAGAAAATAGAATAGTAAGTCCTGGTGTTTTTACCAGAGAAAATGATTTAAGTGGTGTCGCTCAAGGCGTTGCCGACATAGGAGCAGTGGTAGTAGCACCATTCCCTAAAGGGCCCGGCTTTAGCCCCATGCTATTAACCAATAGTAGCGACTTACAAAATATATTCGGTATACCCGATGGAACATATTATGGTCCATATACAGCCAATGAATATCTCTTAGAAAAGGGATTCGTCACCGTTGTTCGTGTAGGTGCATTAACTGGATATAACCAAAAACATCCATTAGTAATTTATGCCCAAAGTGGTCGTTGGGAAAGACTTGGATCAGCAGGTGCTATTGATAGTGAATATTCATTTGTTCTTCCTAGTGGGTCAATTTCTGATGGATATGCTGCTGGCATAGTAATAAATTCTACATCAGGAGCATATACAGGAATAGGTTCTGGTAATATTACATTTGTTCAACCTGACTTTGAATTTACTTTACAAACTGGTGCTGGAGATACTTCTGATTATTCATCTGCTAGTATTGCTAGTAATAGTGGTAGTTTATTGTTCAACAATCAAGCCGTAAGTTTTAAAACTAATAGTGATTCTACTTTTGATGCCAATATTGAATGGGAGGGTACTGGTGAAACAACAACATTTGCTCAATTATTGACAAAGGGAACAACCGTCACAGGCTCATTTGTCGATACAGAATTACCTCTTTTTGCATTCGGAATAGATCCTTTTGATACTGATGCAGTTTTAATAAGTGGTTCATTTACTGTTGATAATCAATCTGGATGTACTCTTCCAATCTTTAGAATTCATGGTATTTTAAGTGGTGCTTTTGGTAAATACGATGGAACTTTTAATGCTGACCCAGTTATTGGAGTAGATAATTGTGGAAATTTCATTAGTAGTAGTGCTAAATTATTAGCTGTTTTGGCTGATACACAAGCTGGTGGTATTGATACCAATTTAAATGCTCCGGGTTTTAGTGGTTCAACAGTTTCTACATCTGGGGTATTAAATGCTGATAGTAGTAGTATTTCACAAAATTATACATTGAATTTAGTTTCTACTGGTGATGGTGAATGGGGTTCATACGAATTCTCATTAAGTAAAGCAACTAACAAATATATCACAAATGTATTTGGAACAAATGCAACGGCTGGAAATCCCGCAACTCAAGTTCAAGGACAAAAAATTGAAGCTGCTTATCTTCATTCAATATTTGAAGATAGTATCGCTGAAGTTGCTGCAAATCCCGATAGATGGTCAGTTGCCGTGGCTGCTCCTATTGATGTTGAAGGTCCTTTCTCAAGTGGTGCAATTGAACCTTTAATCTTTACTGACAAATATTCATTAGCCCCCACAACTGGTGATAGTGCATATTCATTAACTCACGCAATAACCCCTTGGATTGTCTCTCAAGCTGTAGCAGGTGTTAATAATCAATCTCATAGATTTGAATTATTCAAAGTTCATACTCTATCCGATGGTACAAATACTAATACAGCATATAAAATTGAAATTAGTAATGTTAAATTGGCTGGCACGGTTGCTGGTACTAATTGGGGAACATTCACATTAGCAGTTCGTGCTTTCAGTGATACTGAAAATCGTCCTGTGTATCTCGAACAATTCCAAAATTTAACTTTAGATCCTACATCACCTAATTTTATTAGTCGCAAAATTGGTGATAGATACAATTATATAACAAGTGCTGGTAAAATACTAGAATTTGGTACATATAATAATTTAAGTAAATATATCAGAATTGAAGCTTCTACCATAAATTATCCAACTAGTGCAATTCCATATGGATTTGAACCATATATTGTACCATTTGGTGGATCCGTCACTGATGGTATTACTCCTACAGTTAAATATACTAAAGCATCTACTTGGACAAATGGTCCTGGCAGATACGCTTCCGGTCTTGTATTTGGTGAAACATTAAGTGTAGATTCTGAATTGAGTGGATTATATCCAACTTCAAATGATGGAGCATTTATATATAATGATAATTTACAATATTTTGATGCAATTCCCGCAGGGGCTTCAATTGGTCAAAATACAGGTTTTTATCTTGATATCGATTATACAACATCTAATGTAGGAACTTCAGTATTTATCTCATCATCAAATAATGGTGCTGCAAATGCAATTCCTGCTATATATGATGCTGCTAACGAAGCAACTTACGTCAAGATGCGTAAATTTATCCTCGGATTTCAAGGTGGATTCGATGGTCAATCTCCCGCAATTCCAATTAATATTGGAAGTGACATTATCGCAGGTAATACACAAGGTTTAAATTGTGCTACTAGTACAACTGCTGGTAGTGTGGCTTATAATCAATGTTTAGGAGCATTAAGTAATGCCGATGAATTTGATATTAACCTACTTGTTACTCCCGGTATTTTCCATAGTTTACACAGTTATGTGGCTCAATTGGGTATCAACTTATGTGAACAACGTGGTGATTGTTTCTATATCATGGATAACATCGTATTCCCAAATACAACTCAACCAGTTGATATGATTACTGCCGCAATTAATGATGTAAGTACAATTGATAGTAATTATGTTGCTACTTATTATCCTTGGATTAAGGTACTTGACACAAATATCAATCAAATTGTTAACCTTCCGCCATCCGTATTGATGCCTTCAATATACGCTTCAAATGATGCTGCAAGTGCTGAATGGTTTGCTCCCGCAGGGTTAAACCGTGGTGGTATTCCTCAAGCAACTGGCGTTCTTGATAAATTGACAATTGGTGATAGAGATAATCTCTATGAAGGAAGAGTTAATCCAATCGCTTCATTCCCAGGACAAGGTATCTGTGTTTGGGGTCAAAAGACGCTCCAAATCAAACATAGTGCTCTTGATAGAGTTAATGTTCGTAGATTGTTAATCGCACTCAAGAAGTTTATTGCTGCAAGTTCAAAATACTTGGTATTCGAACAAAATGTTGCTTCAACTCGTAACAGATTCTTGAGTATTGTCAATCCATACCTCGAAAGTGTACAACAACGTAGTGGATTGTATGCTTATAAAGTGGTGATGGATGAAACCAACAATACACCTGATATTATTGATAATAATCAATTGTATGGTCAAATCTACTTACAACCTGCTAAGACTGCTGAATTCATCATACTTGATTTCAACATTCTTCCTACAGGTGCTCAATTCCCAGGCGCTTAATAGTTAGTATATAAAATCGAAAACCCCTTGATGTAAAAGTCGAGGGGTTTTTCTTTTAAATTATAATAAAATTTTAATATAATTTATAGATAATTATTAGTAAAGTTATGAAAAAAGCATCAGGAAAATCTAATTTAAGTATTATTAAAGACTATGTTGATGGAAATAGACCATTTACCCAAGTATCTTTTTCAGGAGCAGATGAGTTAGTTAACCGAAAAGAAGGAGAGGAATGGGAGGATTCTCAAGGCAAAAAATGGAAAAAACAACATGGAAAAAAAGTAAATATTAACAACATAAAAACCACAATTTTAGATGCTACCAAAGATATGCATGTATGTAAAATATGCGGCACTGATACTAGGTTTAGTTCAAAAATCATGGCACGTTATGATAATCAAGTGATATTTAAAACTGGCAAATGTTACGATTGTTTTGTTGAATTTGAAACTTCATTAAAAATGAAGGGGTTATATCAGACTTTTTTAAGACATAGAGATTTATCAAATTTAAAGGGTTATTTAATTGATTTTAAGGCAAAATTAAAAGATACAATAGACTGGTGTAATTCCTCTAGTGCTAAAAAAATAGAAAGTTTTGAAGAATTGGGACCAGAGAGTGTTGGTTTACAAGTCGAATACGATAATACTGATAGAATTGATGTTATTAAAAATGATGCTTTAAAAGATTTAAAACTTGTAAATGATAGATTAAAAGATATAAAAAATGAATTACCGAAATTGAAGTTGGATATTAAATCTGTTAAAGAAATTGAAAAACGATTAATTAATAAGTATAAAAACGGCAGAACTAATATGTTTACAGGTGTTAGGTTGGTAAATATTACCAATAAATAAAGAGAATTTTACTATTTATTATATATGAATAAATTATCAGAATATCTTTTTAATGAAATATACCCTGTTATTTCGGAAAAATTGACACTATTGTTTGAGGGTGGTAATGTATTTGATGACACTATTTCAATAAAAAAAGAATATATATCAAATACATTGAATGCTTTTAAAATAGAATTCAGTAAATATTTTCCATCTATATTAGAAGGATATAGAACATTAGGTAGTGTTGGAAAGAAAAATCTTTCAGGTGATATAGATTTGGCAATAAGTTCAAAAACACTTTTTAATGATGATGGTACTCCAAAATTAAATGAACTTAATATCGATGAAAAACAATATAAAGATGTATTTGATAAATATAAAAGTAAATCACGAAGTGCTACGGAAGAAATGTTAATGCTTCGATCAGTTTTATTTTTTATAGCCAAGAGAATAAATGAATACTCAAAAGATTTAACCGTAGATGATAAAGGAAGTAGTGCAGGTACATTATTTTGTAAATTTCCACAGTTTGATGATAAAGGTAAAAAAACAAATGATTTTGTTCAAATAGATTTAAATTTTGGAAATTTGGATTGGTTGACATTTTCATATTATTCAGATGTATATAAAGATAATGTAAAAGGTTTACATAGAACACAATTAATGTTATCTTTATTTTCAGATGCTGGTTATATATTTAGTCATAATTATGGAGTTAAAAACAAAGAAACTGGTCAGATAGTTGCTACAAATCCAAACGAAGCTATTTCTTTATTGAATAAAATTTATGGATTTTCTATCAATACCGATATATTAAGTAATTATTTTAAATTACAAGAATTTTTAAAAAATAATCTTGATATCGCAAAATATAATAGCATTATTGATAAATATATAAAAATTTTAGATTCTACAAGAGCCGATATCCCAATTGATTTACAAGATTACTGGATTGCTAATAAAGAAAGATTAGCCTTAAAGGGTAAATTTTTGCCAGACGATTCTAATTTAATTAAATACCAAAAATTAAATGAATCAGGAGCTGCTGGTGCTTCTAGAATACCGAGATCTGCGGTAGAACCTACATTCAAATCTTATATTGAAAAAGTATTAAAAAAATTCCCAGCATTCAAGGGTGCTAAAATATCAGGGTCTTATAACACGGTTGTAAAATCAGATCACGGTGATATAGATTTAATAATTCATATAGACAGAACTGATATTAGTATAAAAGAATTAAAAGAAATGTTTAGAAATCATATAAATTCTCTTCCTGATAGTGTATCTGTGCCATTTTCTTCTGGTAAATATGTTGGAAAAAAATCAATGATTGCTGGTGAAATAGTTATAGTTAATTTCCCAATAGAAGGTTTGTCTGGATTAACAGTTCAAATTGATAATATAATTACGACATCTGAGACGGAAAGTGAATATAGAAAAACTTTTTTAGATATGCCTGCCGAAAAACAAGGTTTATTAATAGGTCTTGCTAAAGCAATATTATTGGAAGAAGATGTTAAAGATGTATTTAAACGACTTGGTATTACAAATATTCCTGATTTAAAAGAAAATCAAGAATACGAATTTAATCTATCAACACAAGGATTATCTTTACGTATAGTAACCTTAGATTCAAATTTCAAACAATTAGATAGAAAAGAAATATGGTCTTCGTTTAATTGGAATGATTCTAAAAAATTATTTAAAAATTTTAATATTGATGGGTCATTTGAAGATATGTTAAAAGATTTCAAATCAAAATTAAAAAATCCTAGATCTTTAAATAGAATTAAGGGACTTTTTAAATCAATGGTACATGTTACTTCCGGTGAAATTGGCACCCCAAAAGGTGACAATAAATTAAAAGCCATAGAGATGGTTAATTCGTTATAAAAATTCATGGCACAGGAAAATAAAAATATCAGAGAAGTTATAAAAGAAGAATACAAGAAATGTTTCTTGAATCCAATGTATTTTATGAAAAAATATGTTAAGATTCAACATCAAACAAGAGGAATAATTCCCTTTGAATTGTATGAATTTCAAGAACATACATTAGATGATTTTATTAAAAACGATAGAAATATTGTTTTAAAATCAAGACAGATGGGTATTAGTACATTGGTATCCGCATATTCTTTATGGACAATGATATTTAATCCCGGCAAAAACGTATTAATTTTATCCACAGTTCAAAATACATCTAAAGAAATTGTTTCCAAAATTCGTTTGGCAAATAATAATCTTCCTAGTTGGTTAAAAGTTCCTACAGTAGAAGACAATAGATTATCATTGAAATTGAAGAATGAATCAAGAGTATTAGCCGCATCTTCTGCGGCAGATAGTTCTCGTGGTTTCAGTTCCTATCTATTGGTAATGGATGAATGTGCATTTATCGAAAATGCTGAAGAAGTTTGGACATCGGCTCAACAAACCATGGCAACTGGCGGTAGAGCTGTTTTACTTTCTACTCCAAATGGTGTCGGTAATTTTTTTCATAAGATGTGGGTTGATGCGGAAGCCAAAAAAAATAGTTTCAAAACAATTAATTTAAGATGGAGTTTACATCCAGAAAGAAATCAAATATGGCGTGACAGACAGACCGCAGAGTTAGGTGTCAAACGTGCAGCCCAAGAATGTGATTGTGAGTTTTTATCATCTGGTAATACAGTTATTGAACAGAATTTAATAGAAGAATATAAAAAGTTAACAATGGAGCCAATTGAAACTAGGGGAAGTGACCATAGTTTTTGGATATGGGAAAGACCTGATTATAGTAAAAATTATCTAATAAGTGCCGACGTAGCCAGAGGTGACGGTAATGATTATAGTGCTTTTCAAGTAATTGAACCCGAATCTTTAACTCAAGTAGCTGAATTTAAGGGTGCAATTGGGACAAAAGAATTTGGTAATATGTTGGTTTCCGTGGCTACTGAATATAACAATGCATTATTAATTGTTGAAAATGCTTCATATGGATGGGCGGTATTACAACAAATAATAGACAGAAATTATGTTAATTTGTTTTATAGTAGCACCGACATGCAATATGTTGATGTAGAACAACAAATGACTAATAAGTTAAATCATCAAGATAAAAATTTGGTGCCAGGTTTTACCAATAGCACCAAAACCAGACCATTGACTATAGCTAAAATGGACACTTTAATGCGTGAAAAAGGTGTTACTATAAGGTCCAATAGATTTTTAGATGAATTGAGTGTTTTTATATGGAATAATGGTAAAGCAGAGGCAATGCGTAGTTATAACGATGATTTAATTATAAGTATGTGTATAGGATTATGGACACGAGACACTGCTATTAGATTAAGATTACAAACTATGGATGTTAATAGAGTATTATTAACAGGAATTAAAAAAACTGGTGATATTAAAGGTGAAACTATGGCCGATATAAATCATAGAGATAAAGCCGCAAAATCATGGACATTTGATACATCCAAAACAAATGCTAAAAAGGAGAATTTAAACTGGTTATTATAATATTCTAACCACTATTTATTAATATTGACATATGCCATCAGAAGAATTCCAAAATTTAAAACAGAGATCGTTATTTGCTAGACTTAAAAAGTTATTTAGCACAGATGTTATCGTAAGAAATATCGGTGGAAAACAATTAAAAGTTGTTGACACCGATGAAGCAATGTATGCTACAGACAGAAATACATTGCGTGATAGATTCAATAGAATAAGAACATCAGCATTTAATCAATATAGTAGAGACTTTTCACTTAGTTACCAAGCTTCTAGAATTGAATTGTTTCGCGATTATGATACTATGGACATGGATCCCATCATAAGTTCCGCATTAGACATATATGCTGATGAATGTATCACTAAAAATGAATTAGGAGCTATATTGACTGTTCACTCCGAGAATGACAATATCAAACAAATTCTTGAAAATTTGTTTTATGATATATTAAATATTGAATTTAATATGTGGTCATGGACTAGAAACTTGGTCAAATATGGCGATTTCTATTTAAAATTACATATATCTCCAGAATTCGGTATTTACATGGTTGAACCAATGAGTGCTTATAATGTTACTAGAATTGAAAATAGTAATTTAGATAATAAAGCATATGTAAAATTTCAAATTAATTTACCAGAAGGTGGTAAGATAGAAAATGTGGAAAATTATCAAATGGCTCATTTTAGATTATTGAGTGATAGTAATTTCCTCCCATATGGTAAATCTATGATTGAAAATGGTAGACGTGTGTGGAAACAATTAAGTTTAATGGAAGACGCCATGTTAATCCATCGTGTTATGCGTGCTCCTGAAAAACGTGTATTTAAAATTGATGTAGGTAATTTGCCGCCTCAAGAAATTGATTCCTATATGGAAAAATTAATGGCAAAAATGCAGAAAACTCCTTACATTGATGAAAAAACTGGTGATTATAACTTAAAATTTAATCTTCAGAACATGGCTGAAGATTTCTATTTGCCTGTCCGTGGCGGGGATAGTGGAACTAGTATTGAACCTCTCGCGGGTATGGAATTTACTGGTATTGATGACATTGAATATCTTAGAAATAAGATGATGGCAGCATTAAAGATTCCAAAAGCATTTTTAACATATGATGCGGATTTAAGTGGTAAAGCCACTTTGGCACAAGAAGATGTTAGATTTGCCAAGACTATATTAAGAATTCAAAGAATTTTAGTAAGTGAATTACAAAAGATGGCTATTGTACATTTGTATTCACAAGGATATAAAGACGCATCATTAGTAGATTTCAGTTTGGAATTGACCAATCCTTCCGTTGTATTTGAAAAAGAAAAAATTGCTGCTTGGGGTGATAAAGTCGGGGTTGCCAAAGACATGATGGAACAGAAGTTATTTAGTAAGAAATGGATATACGATAACATATTTCATATGTCAAGTGATGATATTTCTGAAGTTGCTGGTGATATTGTTGAAGATACTAAACAAACGTTTAGATTTAAACAAATTGAAGATGATGGTGTTGACCCAGCAAAACCATTTAATAAGATAAAACCAGAAGGTGAAGAAGCGTCTGGTGGCGGCGGAGATGAATCGTCATCAGAATCCTCAAGTGAAGAAGCTCCAGCAGAAACCCCAGCGGAAAC